TATATCCTGAAGTAGGTTTTCTACATGCAAAAATACCATTGTGTAGATTACCATTAACATGAACACCAAGTACAGCTCCAGTACCAGTAACAGTACCATAGTCATTCTGATATCCACTGATCCTACGATAACCACCAGACAGTGCTGGCTCATAGTTAATCATACGGATAGCACTACCAGCTAACTGTGATGCTTGTGTTAGTGGATCTACGTTAGTGACAAGGCCACCTGCAGACACAGCAACAAATGTGCTTAGATTATCTGCCATGATTTATAACGCACTGCTTATGACACTTCCAAAGAAGTTTCGTTGAATGATTGTAGAAGTAACATTAGGCTTAATGTCCATCACAAGTCTACGCATCATCTTAATGCCATCATCAAATTTCTGTTGGTGCATAGATGCCTGTTGATCATTAGAACGGAAACGCATGATGTAGATCATGGCACCGTCTAGTAGGATATGTTTAAATCTTTCAGGAACAACACATACGTCAGTAGCATTGATCATGTCTTCTGGGTACAGCCAGTAACGATATTCAATTACATATGAGTCATCAGGTACAGGAGTAACACCGAACTTACTATCCTGTGTCATATATACTAGTTGTGGAATTGTGTTACTTGCACCTGAGTCTTCATTAGGGCGATGCTTATCAATGTAAGTGTCGTAGGTAATTAGTGTTAGGCGTTTAGGTGTATTGTTTACAAGTTTCTTTAAGTAGAATGTTTCCCAATCTGCACTGGAATAGTTAGAGGGAAATGCATAGGTAGATGTACCTGCAATTAATGTCTGTTCATAAGTAACTAATGTGAAAGGCCACTCTTGTACTTCTTGCAGCATTTCTCGCATAGCTGAGTTAACGGCATCCTTAGCCAGTGCTTGCACGTTACGTACAGCACTAAAATCTGTTTCATTAATGGCTACTTCATTAAGTCTGCGAAGTAATTCATTAACAAGATTAATGTAAGTAGCCATGTGTATTACATCTTTCTGGGCTTGATGAGTAGTTTATTCGTCATCATTTTTAGTTCATGCGGATCGTCAATAAGAAGACATTCAATATGAGTGTAGCCATATCTTACTGCATAAAAATATCTGTTATTACCGATCATACAAGTGTAAGGTTTAGTATGGTCTGTAGTTACATTGGTAGATATCAGTATAGGGTTTAACATACCTATTGAGTCTATTGATTTTTTTATTGTACTAGTGAAGGGGTCTTCTGCCGTAAGACTATCTGTACTAGATATATTGTCTAGGCATTCTATAAAACTATTGTGGTGTTTATTTATCGAATGTAAAATCATGTGATAAAGGGGCCAGCACAAAGCCAGCCCCGATAAGTTATGTTAAGCAGCGTTGTAACGTGCTGTGACAAGAGCTTCAGGACGAAGAATCTTGCGTCCGTATAGGTGCATACCACGAACGATGTCAGCAAAGCTGTCAGGGTCACGGTAGGTTTCAACCTTGTTGATCTGCTCAGCAGTAGCTACAGCAGAATCATGACCACCAACAATAACGCCGTAGTTATCGTCTTGTGCAGCAGTTCCCGAAGTTCCAGGACCAGTACCAACCGAAGGAAGGTTATTGGAAATGTAGATACGGAAGCCATGCAGGTTGTTCAAGATCAAACCGTTCTGCAAGCCTGAACCACCGAAGTCAGCATTCAATACACGGCTGTCTTCATCTTTTAGCATCTCAACAAACACTGGGTCTAGTACCAACCAACGTCCACGTGAGTCCACGTTTTGTTGATCTAGCAAGCGGCCCATACGTGCAATGATTTGCAAAGGTGTTGCAGTAGTAGTTGAAGCTGCAGTTGCGCCACCAAAACGAGGGGCTACTGGAGTAGAGTCACCAGTTGTAGATGCAGAAGCAGCCGTAGTGATATTACCAAACGAAGCCATGTTCAGTTTGTTAGCAGCAAGCAACTCGTCAGAGCCAGCAGAAGAATCTGCTTTAGTACCATTAACAGTTGTGTTAACAGTATTTGGGCTTCCGTGAAGTGCAGACTGTTTGTAACCTGACAAGTAGCCAAGAACATCTTGGTCAAACTGATCAGCCAAACGATACGCAGCACGATCCGAAGCTAGGCTTTGGAAATTGACATGCGAGTGGGCCTCTTCGATATCATCAACCTTGAAAGCAAAGTAGTTAGCTTTGTCGATTGTTAACGAGAAATCTGCGTCAATGATATCTTGTGGAACAATAGTTGTACCACGTTTGTATGCAGCAACTGCAATTTCAGGCTCTTTGATGATTTTTACAGAGTCACCCATGTTGGCAATATCGCCAAAGTAATCTGAGTTAGTGATAGCTTCAACAATAGATGCTTTGCGGAATGCAAGTTGCACCTGTTTGCTGTAAATAACTGGTGAGAAGTTGCCATTAGGCAAGTTGCCCCAGCCACTAGCGGATTGAAATGCCATTTTGTTTCTCCATGCTTTTCAATACAGATGCAAATATACAATTACTTGTATAGAGGCTGATGGTACTTAGGGTGCGCTTTAAATAGTATCGGCCAACACTATCGTATACGGGCCATGACGGATCAGGTTAGTCTAAAAGACCATTGATATTTGCGAATTTAGTGAGGTTTAGTTTAAAGTGAGTAGGTGCATACTAAATATGGGCTACTCACTTTTATTGTACTACTAGTTATACATAGTATAAACCAGTTGTCAATAGCTTTTATCTAGCATTACCAGATATATCGTAAATAAATTTGCCTGTACGGATAGCGTCCATGATCTCATCAGCACGTTTCTCGTACTCTTGTGCAGACATTTTAGAAACTTGTGACTCACGAATGTGTCCTTTAGAATCATTATCATTTGGTCTGCTACGTTCAGAACGTGTATTCACAGAACGTGCGGCATCTTTATTAGACGAAGGTTTCTTTGTAGTGATGCCACGATCTGCTTTATACAGGTCAATAGCACGGGCAGCGGAACGAGCATCATTTTCATTATCATATAATGCGTCTTGAATCCACTTAGGTTGTTCTTCAGCCCAGTTATGAAAGTCATCGTCTTCACGAATCTTATCAAAGTCAGGGTGCATCTGCATTAATTCAACTTGTGCTTTTTCTTTAGTGGCACTAGCTTTCATTTCATCAATAACTTTAACTCGTTCCTCTAAGTCAGCAGATTGTTCACGTGCTTTCTTAATGGCAATAGTTTCGATGATAGCTGCAACATCAGGGTATTCTTTAGCCCAAGCCTCAATGTCTTGATCAGACTTAGGTAGTTTAATTTCACTCTTAGTGCTACTAGACAGTTGTTTTTCTAGTGCAGAGATACGAGATTGTAATTCATTTTCTTTTAGCTGGGTATGTCTACGAAGATCACCATACCGTTTCTTAAAGGATTTATCTTCAGCAGATACAGGATCATCGTCTTGCTCTGCTTCTTCTTCCTGTCCTTCGCCACGCTGTTTAGCCATTAGCTCTGCAAGTTCTTCTTCTTCACGTTGAATACGTTCTGCATTAG